TTTCGTGTTTGGCTTGCGTTCAAAGCGGAGCAAGTGTTTAAACCATTCGCAGCCGGGGCAGAACTTTCCCTCAATCTCGTTAAAATAAAACTCGTTTAGCAGCTCGTGGTCCGTGACTTGCCTACCAATCTTTGCGAGATTACGGCGACGCTCTTCTTTATGCTTGCGTTTACAAGCCAAGCATTCGTCCCGTCTCTCAGGTAGCACAGGCGTATTGCAATAAGGCGCGGAACACGTTTTAAGCCTCCAGGCCGTCAGGTTTAGAACTTCTTGTTTCTTTGCTTGGTCCCGCCTCGATAATTCACAGTCCGGGGTTTCAATCAATTGGGCCAAGGCTTGCGGGTCAGTAAAGCCCTTTTCTTGGCACTCTTCGCAATAGTCTTGGTCGGTGTCGTCTCCGCAGGTTCGGCAAACTTTCATTGTTTAATAGCTCCGTTGTTGATCAAGTTTTGAATATCGCGGTCCGTGGCTTCGATGCCGAACTTTTTCCTGTTTCTCTTTTTCTCGGTTCGCTTACGACGTGACTCGGCGTCCTTTTTGCTCTTGCATTTTGAGCAATAGCTATGGCACCTGTCGATAGTGTTTTTGTTGTAGGGAAACTCGGACTCGGATTTAAGCTCCTTACAATTAGTACATTCCTTCATGTTCCTCTCCTTGGTTGCGTGAAGGATAACTATTATATCAGACGCCCGGATCACGGATAAGTTCCACGAAGCAAAGGGCCTATATAATTCCCACTTTAAGGCAGAGGATTCAAATTTCTTCCTATCCTACAGGTACACAGGTAACGAAAAGAGGATTTTTGCATAAAATCAATTAGTTACGACGTTACTTATGCGTTACTTTCAGGGGTGCAAAGTAGGTTACAGGGTACACTGTCGGATAGACGGCTAGTTTCACGCGGAAATAGAAAAGTCAAGAGGGGGTAAGGGGTATTTCCCCCGTGCGCGTAGGCCGAGAAAAAGCCCCACCAGGGCGGCGGGGCTTGGAGGGTGCTTTATTGATTATAGCCGCAAACCTCATCGACCATCTCTTGAACGTGCGGACAGTCAGCAGGCTCTTTTGCTTCACACTCGCGGAAGGACTGCCAGACTTGTAGGCGAGGCTCCACGTCGAACGGAAATTTTTCCTGCCATTGATTGTTTTGTTTGCAGCCTTCGCAGGGCCCGCCATCAGCGTCCGCGTCTTCCCATATTTGATCCAGCCAATCCGTTAGACTTTTCAGCGCCAATTTTGCCTCCTGTGCGTTTTCAAACACTTCCCCCTGTGGGGTAGCATAGGGTAAGGTCCAATCGTTTAATGTGAAGCGATTTTGATGGCCTCACAGGCTAATGAGAAACCAAATAAGGCCCATGATCGCCGCCCCTGCTGCTAGGCCGAGCGGGAGAAAGTTACGAACTGCTTTGTTGAAGCCCTCTTCAAACCCTGACTTTCTTGCTTCTTCCTTTACTATGCTGAGATCCTTGCGGCGTTCATGAAAGCCATTTTCCCATCCTTTAATATATCCTTCTTCCCACCCTTCAATACAACCTTTTTTAAACCCTGCCTTATAAGCCCTGTTTTCTTTACGCGCCTTAATAATCTTAAGGTCTTGGTTGTTTAGTTCCATCTCTTAGCCTCCCAGAATTTCATCCGCCACTTGCTTGGGCGGCTTGCGGTCGTATTGCTTGCAGATATACCCATCAAACGTTTTTAGGATGTCGCTCGCCTGCTGAAAGTCAAAACCCGCCGCCAGTAGGTGACGGGTGACTTTTTCGAAATAGACGCGTTGTTCGGTGCTCATCACCAAATACCTTTCTTCTCCAGGAAACCGGGCTCTTCGGAATCAATATAGGAGGTTCCGAAAACTGCTTTCCAAAGCAGTTCGCGATCTCTTCCGATTGTTTCCTCGATTGCGAAAGATTGTTTTTTCTCGGCGTCTTCCTTGGTTTTATAGGGACCGGATAGAACTGCTTTAGCTCCGTCGTCTCTTTTTACTGTTATGTAGTACAAAACCAAATCTCCCCGCGCTCAACCATGTTTATCATTGCACTGCGTTTAATGCTGATGGTTTCGCCATTCTCCTTTTCTACGATATAATGGTGCGTGCTCCGAAGTTTTTTACTTCCGTGGATAAGAGCGCCATTTAGGTCTTCGGTGAACGGGTCGGTGCTTTGAATTTTCCATCCTGCGTAGATTCGCATCCTTCTGCCTTTCTCGTTTGCGTTGATGATAGGTTCACCTTAAACCAGCGTTTGCTCCGTGTCAAGCCCCACCAATTCGAGGAACTTGCGTCGCTGTGCGTCCTCGGCGTCGTCTGCGGCTTTGGCGGCGAGGTTTGCTGCATCGGCAGCGGTCCTGGCGTCGTCTGCGGCTGCCCAGGCGTCGGTCTCGGTGGCCCGGGTGGTGGTGGCGGCGGAGGCCAAGGCGGTCTCGGCGGCCCAGGCGGCGGTCCTGGCGTCGTCTGCGGCTGCCCAGGCGGCTGCCCAGGCGGCGGAGGAGGCATCCCGGGCGGCGGCAGCGACGTCGGCCATCTCCTCCTCTTCCGCTTCGCCGTCGAGATAGCGCCGCACAGTGTCGAGGACGTCAGTCGATCGCTGGTCGGGCATCAGGGGGCGTACCTGTTCGGCGCACCACAGCGCGAACTCGCGCCATATATCAGCGTGCTGGGGCTCGGCCCGGCAGCACCACAGCGCGTCGTCCAGCCCGTTGCTATGGACGATAGTCGCAAAAGGCAACGGCTCGTCATCGGCTTCTGTTTTGCCGAGGTAGTTGAGCAGGTCGCGCCAGCCATCCTCGCACGGGCCGTGCGAGCGGATGCGGTTAAGGGTTGTGGTTAGCATGAGTCAGTCCTCCGGCATCCGGTAGAAGCCCACGAAATCGCTGGAGTTGCCATTCAGTTCGACTAGCGGGCCGTCGTCGGGTTTGAAGATGAAACAGTCGCCAGGACCGCTCGCCCTGGGTTTCCATTGCCTTCTCCTGTTTTGGGTTGATCGTTAGGTCCTACCCTACGCGGCTCCATCGGGGCTGTCAATAAGTTTTTCCCAGTCAACCCTACTGATCCATCGGCCCCAGTAATAGTGCGCCTTGCAGGCGTTGCAGAACCAGTGTTCGACGGGGTAAAATTGTTTGACTCGTCGGCTTCCGCAGATACCGCACACCATGGCAACCTCCAAAGAGAAGGGGCCCAAAGGCCCCGGTTGGTTACTTGATTTGGCCCCGCTTGGCGAGCCAGTTATATGCGCCCTTGTAGCTTTTGAAGGTTTTAGAGGCCGAAAAGGTCAAGGCAGTGAAGGTGCCGTCGTTGTTTTTGTAAATCCCGGTGGCGATGCTTTCGTTGTTGCCGAGGGAGAGAACTCGTTCTTGCATGGCTGCGCCCTTTCTGGTGTTGCGTTGATCGTTAGGTCTCATCCTCGCATGGTTGGGCGAGGGTGTCAAGGCTTAAATGTCGAGGCCATCTGGGTTGTAGCATCCGCAGTGTGGGCAGGTATCAATAAACCCGTTTTCCCAGAGGTCTTCCGTAAGGTCCACGTAGCAGCAAGGACAGGTCGCTTGCTCAGCTTGAAAGCATTGCCCCGTGCCAGGGCGGAACATAATATCCACAATTCCGTATTGATTAGCTCGGTAACCCATAACGTGCAATTCATCCACCGCGCCATCGTCGCAAAGGTTCCGGGCTTGTGCGATGTCGTCTGCATGGTCGGGATAGCCACGCACGTTGCGAACGTGAGTCCATCCACCCTCATTACCAATACGCAAGAAAACTTCTTCTTTGGTGCCAGTCTCGAACATTCTTGCGCCCTTTCTTGTTGGCGTTGCCGTCATTACGAGTTCATCATCTCATGCCTGGATAGGCCCGTCAACCCTTTGTGTTAATCTATCGGAAAATCCTTGGCGTTGCGCGTATCGCGCCGCCTGGAATTTTGTGTGTGGTCTGTGTGTCATACTGGGTAGCTTGTGGAAAAGTTGTGGAAAAGTTGTGGAAAAGTTGTGGATAACCTGTGGAAAACTTACTATAGGAGCCGCGTAAATGGCTGAAGTTGAAGGCACTTTTATAGACAAGAATGGTTGCGAACGCGACAGCAACGGGAGACTAGTCGCAGGAAGTAAGACGCCAAACCCATCAGGGCGCCCAAAGGGCATTGGCTACGTCCGTGAAATCGCGCAAAATTACACGGAAGACGCGATCCGTGAGCTGTACTCCATTATGACGACATCCGAAAAGGACAGGGACCGTTTGGAGGCGGCCAAATACCTGTTAGATAGAGGCTGGGGCAAGCCGTCCACGAGCGTCGAAGTCCAGCACGAAAACGGCGATTCGCAAACTAAGATGATCGAGCTGTCAAAACTCTCAAAAGACCAGCTAGAGCAGTTGGAGGACATGATCGACATTGCCAAGGAAAGCCAGGGCGAGGGCGACGAATGATCCCTATGATCTACTTCACGGACCTCGAATGCGATGCCAACCAAGATCCGGTTATTGTGGACGAAACTGACCGACCCATCAACCAGTCCCCGACGCAAATATGCCCTTGCCTAGTGCTCGAATGGCTAGGCAGGGGCGTGGTGGTCCGTCATCGGTGGTTTGGGTGGTGCTACTTGTCGGAGGACTTTAATTGAAGACGCCGGTACTCTGCTAAGATAGGCTTTAGGTTGCCGATTGAGCACCCTTGATTCGGGAAGTCAAAATCCCCATCGTTTGGCGCGTCTTTGAGCCTTTCGGCAACATCGTTTAGTCCAACAAGCTCTACTAAATTCTTTAGTGCTTTTTCTGTTTCATTCATCCTTTTCCCCTGTGCTTGGTTGCTTAATCTGAATCGTGGTCCGCGTCTCGTACTGGTTCATCCCGGAGGAACCTATTCCTTTGGTCATACAAACCAAACCAGTGCAACACCTTTTCAAGCTCCTTAATCCGTTGATCCTTGGCGGCAATCTCGCGGTCTGCCTCTCTACCGATATTACCAAAATCATCCCAAGCTGGTTCCGGTAAATCCATTGACGCCGCTTCCTGCTTTAGAGCCTTTTCATACTTTCCGTGATAGTTCATTCTCTACTACCTCTCGCTAGTTGTATTAACCGCGACCTACAAGCAGCTTTTTAGCAGTCTCAATCGCGTTTTTGTGCTGTTCTTCGATGCCCTTTAGTAATCCTTTCGCGGGTGGCTCCGCAGGCGCAACACTAAGCAGGTCTTGTAAAGCTTGCTCAAGCTCCTTAATCCGTTGATCCTTGTCGGCAATCTCACGGTCCGCGTCATTTGCGATTTCCGCCGCAGCTAATTTTCCGTCATCATATGCTATTTGGAAAGCGGCTGCCGGAACGCTTTCGCGTATCCCGGCGTCAGGGATACGCATAGTTTTGATCTTTCGTTCGTAGCTCATTCTCTACCTCTCCCAAGTCTCGATAATGATACAAACTCCGAGCCACGCGGCCCATGCTAGTAGTATCCACTGGCCGATGTCCATAGTCAAGTATCCTTGAGCGTTAGCGTGGCTTCCTTGTACTCAAGGCGATTCCATTCATCGTCGGTCAGTTCAATGAATGCAAGATTTGCTAGGCACTCGTTCTTGTTTGTTCCAGTGGCGTTTTCGATCATCCGCCCCTCGACCATAGGCACCATTACGTTCTTGCTATCTTCCATCCTTCGCGCCCCTTGAGTTGTTCGGCCATTGAAGCGGGAACCCGGCAGCGGATTCCATGGAACCACGCTATCATGGTTCGCGATCCGTTGGCTTATTGAAGTAGACACCGGCCAAGGCTTGGCGGGCGAACGATCCGCCATCCCATACGCTGCACCTGCGTTGGGGATCATAATCTTTGGCGTAGTAATTTAGCGCCGCCTCAAGCTCCGCTATCCGTTGTTCGTGTTCCGTGCACAATTCATAAAGCTCGGCGACGCGACCAGCCAGTCTTATATTAGTCTCGTCTTTCTCGGCTAGTTCGCGGTCTTTACGCTCTATCTCTAGGTCAGCATTCACTCCCTCTTCTCGCGCGGCTTTTTGTTTGCCATCACTGAAACCGTGGTAATAGTCTTTGCTCATGTCAGGCTTAGTGGGTTGTATCGTTTGAATGCGGCTTTCGTAACTCATTTTAATTAACCCTCTTTGATCGTCGCCATTTGCGCGTCACACGCGGCCAGCAGCCATTCCCGGTTAGCTCGCCAAAAGTCCAGCGCGTGCCTTGGGTCCATCTGATGGATCGTGTCATCATTGAAAGATCGCCAGTCCTCTACCTTATGCCGTTCGCAACCAATCCGCATGTAGCCGCTTTGGATATAAACCAGCCACGGCCCGACTTGCACTTGTAGGGGCGCGTCGTTGGCCCGTTGCAAGTCGGCCCCGTGCAGGCTGGCCCAGCGCAAGTCGGCCCAGCGCAAATCGGCCCAGCGCAGGGTAGCCCCCTGCAAATCAACCCCGCGCAGGTCGGCCCTTGCTCCTCCTTCTCCCCGCAGCCATTTTCCGTGCTCTTCAACAATACTATTCAGCTTTTCTTGATCCATTCTCTAAACTCCTGTGCGCTCTGTGATCGATTCAGGCTCTCCGCCTATGGGGTAGCCCACCTAGAACCCCAATCGTTTACTGTGCGGAATCCTCGCGGCTCTCACGAACACAGTCAGGGGATACTTCGGCCAGCTTGAGCCCGTCTGCGGTTCGCTCTACGTTGTAACGGTAATCGCGATCCGTGGCCGCTACCTTGTTGATGATGCGCCAGCCGGTGTGCCATTCGTTTTCGTTGGTCTGGCTATCGTGAATTAGTAGATCGATGTTCATCGCTCATTCTCCGCTTTCTGAAAGGCCCGCGAATCGCGGGCCGTGAACCGTGTTAGATAAAGTCTAAGTCGCCCGTATGATGCGCGGCCAGCGCATGGCTAACCGCGATCCGCCATTCCTCATCCGTCAGGTTCCATTGGAACTGGTCTAGCGAGTCGGGTCCAGTTTGGAGTGCATGGGCCAGTTCCTCGGGAGTGTTGTCCTCGTAGCAGGCGCGAGCAAAACGAGCAGTGTTTTCGTTCATCATTCTAGCCTTTCTGTGCTGCGGTTAGTGTAGGTCTAGCGTCTCATGGATCGCGGGCCGTGTCAAGCGCGCTTATTTAGGGTACGCCGGGCACGGCCGCCAGAATCAATAATGTAGTGAAAACCGTGATCCCTGTCAGCAATGGTAGTGTTTGGGTGCCCATCAGCCGCGATTCGCAGGGCATCATCGAAGGTTTCGGCGGTGGCCAACTGAGTTTTCAGTTGGTCTAAGCTGGCCGCGTAAACTGCGTAGCGCATGGTCATCGTTCTACCCTTTCTCGTTTAGCGTTAAGCCCATCATCTCATCCGGCCTGCGGGGTGTCAATCCCTGATCGTCGATCCCTAACCTGGCCCGTGGCCCACGGCCAGGGAAGCCGGGTAGGGTGGGTCAGCCCTTTGGTGCCAGTATCGCGGCCCGCGCTCGGATGGCTGGCGTCCCGGTGACGATGGGTTCAGTATCTCAAGGCCAAGGGCAGGCGTCAAGGGGTTGAGCAAACTTTTTTCACGGTCCACGGGCCAGAGAGGAGCGGGCGCGCGTGTGCGGGTAGCATAGCCGGGGCCGTGTGTCAAGGGATGCAAGTTGCGTTCCAGATTGTCCGAAGTGAGTACTCACCCCCGCCGTTCGTCAGCCCCAATACATCACAGCAATGGATTTACCGGGAAGGTTAGTAGTCACTAACCTATCCATTACTTTTCTCCTATGCAAAATCTGCAAAAGACCGGGGGCCCGTTTTTCAAAGCCGTAAAATTGTGAAAAGATTTTCACCTCAACACCCTTCTCCAGGCTCACTTTCGCTTTCCTGCTCCTTCATGATCACATCGACAACCGCGTTCCGCAGCACAAACTCCGCGTCCCATTTATCCTTAGCAACAAACTCTTTAACATCGCCCATACCAGTATAGGCACCCTCTTCGACGACAATGAGATACCCATTCTCGACCCTCGATACGCTGACCACAAAGTCGTTATTCATTCGTGCTTACCCTCGATAAACTTACCAAGATTCCAGGCTGCTCCAGCACAACCCACGACAACAATAACCGCCCAAGCCAAAACAGGATATGGCATATTAGAGTATATCCTCTGGGCCAACAATCATATCATATATGCGCTGAATCGTGTTAAGCGTTGCCTGATCCGGCACAGAAGTAACCCCGTTTTCGACGAACGCACGAATGTCCTCATACACGCCCGCCAAATCCCAAGCCAATCTCCGCCGATCTTCCTCCGATAAGTCATTCATTATCATTCTCCCGCTACAAACTCTTTAAAAGTGTAAACACACCGGTTTCTCCAGCAATTGACTCATAGGCTTGTATCGGTCCCCATGTAGGCCAATCATCACTGTCTGCCATTAAATGCTCATCAACATGAACAAACGACACTTTTGGGTACTCACTCATCCTTTGACTTTCTGGAATAAAAGCATAAAAACCAGAAATTGAGGGCTTGTCCTCAGTCCAGTCTAGATTATTTAGTGCTTCTAGTTCCATCATGCTTCTCCTTTTTGTCATATCATAGCATCACAACCACCGTCAGCCCACAAAACACACCCAAAACAACCGTGTTAAGCAGTTTTTGTTTCATCCTAGCTCCATCTCACCATCATAGTGCCCATGATCATACCCCTCCTGCCACGCATCGTCAACCTTCTTCTCCGCTAACTCCGCCAAGATCCGCAGTTCGTCGTCCGGCGCTCGCAGCTTTGCTTCTTTGATCATCTCATCGAATGTCAGGTTTTCGAAAGTCATCACACTTCTCCTGTCTCCTAATGAATCCGCCCATCAGTCGTTTCGACGGGCCGTGAACTAGTATTGAACCGCTCGGAAAGCATGTCGTCAAGCACGAAGTGTAGGAAATCATCTTCAGCTTTGGCAAGCATCATTCCCTGAGCAATCCACGCAACTTCCAACACGTCACCCACATGCTCATCATCCACGTCATTGAGCATGTTGTCAACCATATCGAACTCGCCACCCATCAAGGCCATTGCTAGGGTTATAACGAAATCAGATGAGACCAAGAAAAGCTCCTTCAATAGAACTATCTCTGAGACGCTCCGCGTCATACTTACTGTAAGCGACAAGAACTGAAGGGGCTCCTGCTGAATGTTTTGCTTCTTCCCCTTTGCAGGTATAAAAATTAAGCCTGCCCTTCAAAAACAAAACTCCGTAGGCAGTTCCCCATACTGTCTCAAAAAACCATTTTGTCTCAGTTCTAGCAAATATAAGGGCAGTTCCGTTTTTATGCCTTTTCATTAAGCGCAACCACTTAACGGCTTCTTTGTTGTAAGGCGGGTTAAGCCACACCCGGCCCTCCCAAGGAGACAAAAGACCATTATCATTAATGGTGTAATGCTTCCTAGCTGTGTCCCAAGGTCTTTGTAATGGAGCACACGGGTCTAGATCAAAAGGACCAAGTTCATTTACAATCCAAGGTGGCGTTAACCACACATCCGTCTGCATTCTTTGGCTTTCATGTAAGTTCATTCTCTTTCCCTGGCTTATTTGGACACCCAAAGTCACGAGCCTCGGTCACTGGCTTCCACTGACCACACCAGCCACAATAGTTCATGTGCCAAGTGCTTGTCAAGGCTCGATACTCACCATACCTGTTACCGCAGTCCGCGCAGATCCAGTCATTCATTGATCCATCCCACAACCATGTCAAACAGCTTCTCGTCCTGGGTTAGCTGCTTCTTGATATGCCGGAACCGAAAGTCGCGATAAGCGTCGCTAGGCTCGGTGCCAGCCCTCGCACGCTCAACGGTCTTTTCAAGCTGCTCAAGCTGGTCTTCGGTCAAGTCTTCCAGGTTGATGTTCATTGGTCTTCTCCTTTATTACTGGTCACTTACGATGTCGTCACCTATTGCAAACGATTCAACCTGTCGCTTCGCGGCCTTACCTGCCTTGTTAGCGACTTGGCTGCACTGCTCATCCCCCTTCAACCCGTTCTCCTGGATCGAGAACGCAGCAAGCTCTTCCGCGATCAACGTTTTGGTCAGCTCCTCTCGCGTCATGTGGTCTCGCGTAGCAGGGTACGTCATTTTACCGCTCTCGGTCGGCAGACCGCGTTCTTCCCGGAGTTGCTTGTTGTTCTTGCCAAGGGCACCTTGGTAAAGCATATTAGTAGCCATGCCGAATCCACGGCGGCTCACGTCATGGGCAGCAAGAACGTCGGTGAAGTAAGCGCGGTACAGCTTTCCGCGAATACGGCTCGTGTCCCATTCGGGATCACGGTCCTGGTTTTGCATGTAGTTGTCAAGAGTCTCTTCTGCGACAGACGGGTCGCCAGCCTTGGCTCGCAGGAAAAGGTCATTGACTTCCTCGTGCAGCTCCGGGGACAGCCACTTCGCGTAGGCTAGGGCGATCTGCGCTGTTGCATAGGTGCCGCCCTTTCGACCGCGCTTCTTCTCCAAAACACCTTCAATTTCAGTGCTTTGTAAATCCCACACATCTGTGGTTTTTCCGATGTGCGCTATAAACGTTCGCGCCTCGTCCAACCTCAGCCAATGGTACGGACTATCTTGCTTTGCTTCTCCACTGGCCTTCCAAATGTCGGTCAGGCTAATCAGCCCTTCCTCGTTCTGCTTAATCTGAGTGTTACGAATCGTAACGCTATTCATTCTCTACCTCCAACGTTGCTTGTTCCGTGTACCATTCGTTGTGAATGTGATGCTGCTTATTTGCCTCTTGGATTCTACGCTCGGTTCTGTACCCGTCAACCGCGATCCGCATACCAATTAACGACAACTGCGAACTGTTGCCCGTCTGCAACTGAGCCAACCTTCGCTCTGGATTAGTGGAGATACCTAACTTGATGTTGCCGGTCCCCTCTTCACGGATCGCGTAAACGTAAAGCGTTTCGTTCCTTTCCTCATAGACCTCCTTAACTTCATCGGGGACTTCGAATTTGTCCATCGCATGAATAAAGCCATGCAATTCTTGAATCTTATCTGCTACTTCATCATAAAAAGCACGGCCAGTCAACCATTCAATATACGCGACTGCCCCGGCTTTTTCAATAAGGGTTCCACCATTGCGTCCCCTTAGTGTGTAACTTTTAAACTTCTGATTCTTTTCATACCTCAAAAATTCAGAGGGCTTTTTACTGTTGTCCCCATCCAAAGCCTTCCAAATCTCAGTACTGTTCACCCATTCATCGGTTAAATCAGGCAGTTGCATAGTGCCTCCAAACAGAAAAAGCGGTATGACCACTCATGCAAGGTGACAGTAGGCCGGGGAAGTAGCCTCTTGCACAAATGGTCATACCGCTTGTTCCTTCCCCGTTGAGTTCAATTCGGGCGAGGCTGTCACCCCTCGCTATCAACTAAGACTACTATAACACACGTCGGTTCAGCGCCACAAGGCTTTAGCAAGATGCTCCCACTCACGCACGTCCTAGCGCAGCTTCTACGTCCCGTAGGATAGTTGTTTTGGTGGCCGTTGTCAAGTCATTGCTCATCCTCTAGGTCATTAAGCAGCCCGTCAGCAATATCAAAAAGGCTATCGGGCAACTGGTCGTAATCAATATAGTCCAGAAGGCCTTTGATCGTCAATAGGGCTACTTGGTAGCGGATCTTGGTTCCAATCAGTTTCTCCACCGTGCTATCCATCTTTGGGCTCCTTGCAATGATTTGGAGGTCATCTTACCACACCAAGCAGCCCGTCAAGCCAACGCGCGCATGGGGAGCAATAACAATGGGTTAAGGCCAAAGCCAGCTCCGCGCGAAACGACAGAACCGTAACCTGTAACCCAGGTAGTAACTTGCAAGGGAACGTATTTCTTCATTGTTTTCATGCGTGTAACCCTGTGTATGCTGTAACTTTGCATTTGCCGGGGTAAGAGCTTTGCCCCTCGCGCACGCGCGCGCGAGGGGTGTCAATCCGCGCTGCTTGAACTCATGTGGTAGTGTGGTAGACTAAGACGTGGAGCCTATGGATGGCTTTTGATACACGCCGGGTGCCTCTGACGCAAGCACACTTCTCGGCGTCTTTTCGCCCCGGTCAGGGATGGGAAGGCCCGTCCGCCGGGGCTTTTTGTGAACTATTGCAGGCGTGTGTTATCATATGCGATATGAGTGAAGACCTCAAGCACATACTCGCCAACATCTCGCACGAAGACATCGTTCGCGAGAAATGTGAGCGGTCATTCCATGAATTTGTTAAACACGCCTTCGGGGTTCTCGAACCCGGCGTGACTATGGATGACAACTGGCACATCCAGGCAATCTGTGAGCACCTTGAGGCCGTGAACCGAGGTGAGGTGCAACGACTGCTAATTAACGTGCCACCGCGAACCATGAAGTCCCTATTGGTCAACGTGATGTGGCCGGTGTGGTCGTGGATTCATCGACCGCACCTCAAGGTCATTTCTATCTCATACAGTCACGAGTTGTCCGTGGGCCTGTCGGTGAATGCTCGCCAACTTGTTAAGTCTGACTGGTTCACGCGCTTGTGGCCGCACGTTAAGCTGAATGAAGACCAGGACGCGAAGCATTTCTTCGCGACCACGCAAGGTGGTTTTCGTTACTGCACATCGACTCGCGGCACCCTGACCGGCAAGGGGGCGGACCTGCTGATCGTGGACGACCCCCATGACCCTAGTGGTGCGGAATCGGATCTTGAACGGCAACGTGCTATAAGGTGGTGGCGGGAGACGGCGAGTACGCGCCTTAACGACTTTCGCACGGGTGCGATTGTCAACGTGCAACAGCGCCTTCATGCCGAAGACTTGGCGGGCCACATGCTGGAAAGTGGTAACTATGACCACTTGAACTTGCCGATGCGGTTCGAGGAAGATAGGAAGGCGAAAACAAGCATTGGTTGGGAAGACCCGCGAACCGAGGAAGGTGAACTTCTCTGGCCGGAGCGTTTTACGGAAAGCGTTGTTGACGAACTAGAAAACTCGATGGGTGGCTACGCCTTCGCCGGACAGATGCAGCAACGGCCCGTGCCTCGTGAAGGCGGGCTTTTCAAGACGGAATCTCTGCGCTACTTAGACTACCTTCCCGCTGATCCGATTGCCATTGTTCGTGCCTACGATAAGGCAGGAACCGAGGGTGGTGGCAAGCGAACCGCAGGCGTCAAGATGGCAGTTCTTCCAAAAAACAATCTTGGCATCCGTTATGTTATTATGGATGTTGTCAAGGGCCAGTATTCCATTGCTCAACGGGAACAAATCATCAAAGAAACGGCCATAAATGATGGGCACGATGTAAAAATCTACATTGAGCAGGAGCCGGGTTCGGCTGGCAAGGAGTCTGCACTTAACACCGTAGCGAACCTTGAGGGCTTTTCCGTGCATCGTGATCGTCCCTCCGGTGAAAAGACCGTGCGGGCCGAGCCTCTGGCAACGCAGATCGAGATTGGTGCCGTCGCGGTTCTTAATCGCCCTTGGGTGGACGCGTTTGTTGATGAGTTGTCCACGTTCCCGAATGGCAAATACTTGGACCAGTGCGACGCTGCCGCATTGGCATTCAATAAACTTTCTCGCGAAGCCATGTTCCAAGAAAAAGATGAGCCAATTCAACCGGCAATTCAAGTGGTTAAGTAATGGCGGAATTTGAAGAGATTGGTGTTAGTGGGATCAATCTATACTCTGGCCGATCCTATGATGAGTACCTTCCCGAGTTGCGCGGGGAACGGGGTCTGCGGACGCTTCGGGCTATGCGCGATAATGATCCGATCTCGGGGGCGATGCTTACCGCTGTTGAGAATCTGATCCGCGCTGCGACGTTCTCTGTTCTTCCCGCTGATTCGAGTGAGGACGCCAAGGAGGCAGCAGCGTTTGTGGATGATGTTTTCGAGAGCATGTCGGACGGCTATACATGGGATGATATTCTATCCGAGGCATCCAGTCAGTTTACGTACGGATGGTGCGACCATGAGGTGATTTACAAGCGCCGTGATGATGGGCGTATTGGGTTGGCACGTCTTGGCATTCGTGTCCAAGAAACCATTGACAAGTATGAATTAGATAGTAACAACATCATCCAAGGCATTTGGCAGCAGCCCAATGAGGGTGGCTATTACTTCATTCCAATTTCCAAAGCGATTCATTGGCAAACGACTAATTCAAGGGGCAATCCTTACGGGCGTTCGCTGCTTCGTAATTCGTATCGGTCGTACTACTACAAACAAGAGATTGAAGAAATCGAGGCGATTGCAGCCAGTCGAGAATTAAATGGCCTCCCCGTCATTAAAGTGCCGAATGCTCTGCTTACTGAGGCTGCTAACGGTGATAGTTCAGCCCAGCAAACCCTTGAAGAATATCGTAAAATTGCCCGTGACTTGAGATTTAACAGTCAGGCGGGCGTGATTTTGCCGTCCGATCCTTTTCAGAACACTTCGGACGCTAACCTACAGTACAGCAACAACCTCAAGGTTGACTTGCAGTTGCTCAGTGCTTCGGGCACTCGCAACATTGATACGTCTTCCGTTATTAAACGGTACGCGAGCGATCAGGCGCGATCCATTCTCGCTGACTGGTTGCTGCTTGGATCGGACAGCCGGGGCAGCTATGCGCTGTCGGAGTCCAAGAGCGATGCGTTCACGCAGTCGATCAAGGCGCACTCCAACCGGATTGCCGATACTCTGAACAAGCAACTTATTCCGAAACTGTGGGCGATCAACGGCTTTGATGCCTCGGTCATGCCCAAGATTGTGGTCAGCGAGATTGCCCCAATGAATTTGGATACGCTCGCGAATTATGTTAAATCCGTCGCGGGTGCGGGCATCATGTTCGGTGATGAGGAAGAGCAGGAGTGGTTGAAATCGCAGGCCGGTATTCCGACCAGCGATGAAGGCATGGCACCGGAAATCTCGGACCAGAATGACGAAGGCGTTGAGGAACCCGGTGCCGGTTAATTCGCCTGTTCGCTTCGTTAAGCAAAACCCCCACCCCACGGACTACAGTAAGTCCTTGGACCAAAAGGCCGCGTCTCTTGAGCCGCGCTTCCGGCGTGCATTCTTTGAGGCGCTGGACAAGGTAAGGCAATCCATTGATGAGCAAGAACTGCAAGACGCGCTTGATCGTGGACCGCAGGTTGCGATTCGTTATTTGGAAAATAAAGTCTCTGACGAGCAATTTCGTGGCTTTGCAGAGACGTTTGCAGCATCTAGCGCGGTGGGCGCAGCCGCTTTCCTGGCATTTTTAGGCATCGACGCCGATCCGGCGGACATGGACGCGATGACGCGCCAGCAATACGTTTCAAGGATCGTTTCACAGATTCGAGCCAATACGCTCGAAGGTGCCCGGCAATCGCTGCTTCGCGAGGATGCCACGGCTGAACGACTCGTTTCAAAAATTGGTCTAACACCGAGTCAAGAGCAGGCTGTGGAAAACTATCGTAGGATGCTCGAAGATGGTGATCGAGACGCTTTCCGCCGCGATTTGCGTGACCGCCGCTTTGACGCTTCTGTCCGGCGAGCCGTAGAAGGTGATACGTTGCCGCAGGACAAGATCGACCGCATGGTTGAACGCTATCGAGAGCGGTACAAAAAGCATCGTGCTCAAACGATTGCTCGCACTGAGAGCATCCGTGCGGTTCATGCGGGTCAACAGCGACAGTTGGAAGACTTGATTCAACGCGCCGAACTTGATTCTCGTGAACTTCGCCTGTACTGGCGACACCAAAACGACAGTCGTGTGCGAGACAGTCACTTGGCAATTCCGCGCCAGAACCCCGAGGGTGTGGTTCCGGGCCAGCCCTTTCAAAGCCCGGAAGGCCCAATCCGCTACCCAGGAGATCCATTGACGCCACCGAGCAATCATATTAACTGCCGCTGCGTGATTATTCCGAGGCTGACTAATGCCTAGCCCAAAGCGCCATGACGGATGGACCGAGCGGCTTTGGGGGCTGATTGATAGCGTGCGGGACAAGAAGCGCGGCTCGTTGCTCACGACGAACTCTAATGAGTCCTTGTTTGGTGAGAGCTTGGTTGCGGCGCGGACGCCGATCATTGAGCTGAACTCGTCTTATGGGCTGTCCCGCCTTCGAGATGCTGTGACCGAGACAGGAAGTGGTACGGTCTCGGACACTGCGTCCACGCAAACGGGTGAGTTTCTTCTGAGCAGTGGCACGACGACAGGCTCTCGGGCTCGGCTAGAGAGCGCCGAGATTGGTCGCTACATCCCTGGCTACAGCGCGGAACTCGGTGTCGGTATTCGTTTTGAAGCCCTGCCGGAAGGCGACCAAGAGATTCGGTGGGGCGGCGAAGGTTCTGATGGTCAGAATGGTTACTACTTTGGTTACGACAGTGGTGGCGTGTTCGTTGCCCGTTGTCGAGATGGAACAGTCCTGAGCAAGACGTATCAGCAGGACTGGAACATCGACAAACTCGACGGTACGGGCAGGTCTGGTCATTCGTTGGATTTGACCAGAGGCTATATCTATCAGGTTGATTTTTCGTGGTACGGTTATGGGGCTGTTCGTTTCGGCGTGCTTATCACGCTCAACGGGCGTCAAAGTTTCGTTGTCTGCCACATTATGCAGGACTTTGATTCGGGCACGTCGGTTGTGTCCCCGAACCTTCGTGTCTGTATCAATGTGGATAACAACACCACGGCTACGGACACGCAAGTCTATGTTGGCGGTCGCCAGTATTCGATTGTCGGGAACTACATACCGAAGTATCGGTTCACGGCGGATTTTCGAGGTGACACCAACACCAGTACGACGGTCGTTCCGTTGGTCAGTTTCCGTCGCAAGACCGGGTTTGGTGACCGTTCAATCAAGCTCGAAGGCTACGATACGTTAGTGGCTAGCGAGCCCGTTTATTTGGAAATTCGCCTAAATGGGGCACTCACGGATGAGGTGTGGGAAACACCAACAGACTATAGCGCGGATGAGACGGCGCTAGAGGCTGATACGTCGGCAACAGCGATTACGGGTGGCGATGTTGTATGGGGTCAGTTAGCCGCTGCCGGTCAGAACAAGAACAGCGCTCAACTGGCAGCGGCACAGGTTGATTTTGACATTCCGAACGGTGATATCGTGACGCTTTGTGCGCGAACCGTGACTGGAACGGGCTCAATCATTTCCGCTCTTCGTATGCGCGAAGAGTGGTAAGGAACCAAAACCTTGATTTATAGTCATGGTATAATGATTCTCATGGAGTTTACTAATGCCCTATAGCAGCAACGAAGAACTCCCTTCCAGTGTAAAGGATGCCATTTCCTCCGAGGAAGGTCAATCCCTTTTTCGTGAGGTTGTGAACGAGCGCCTTGACGAGGGCAAGTCGAAGGAAGTTGCCTTTGCGTCGGCATGGTCTGCTTTGAAAAACGCAGGGTATGAAAAGCAGGACGGCGAGTGGGTCAAGAAGGCCGAGTATGATGGCAAAGATGTTGAACTGGATAAGCCTTTTCGGCTCCCTGAAGGATCAAGCAAAAAGTTTGGTGTCTATGTCAAGGATGGCGACAAGGTGAAGAAAGTTACCTTTGGATCGCCGGACATGGAAATCAAGCGTGACGATGACGAGGCTCGTGAGAACTTCCGTGCTCGTCATAATTGTTCGGAGCAAACCGATAAAACCTCTGCTGCTTACTGGAGTTGCAAGATGTGGCAGAAGGGCACCTCCGTTAGTGACGTGCTGGATAAGCGGCAAGTGGATGACGACGTATTCACCACGGAAGATGAGGCTTGTACTCGAAGCCACGATTTAGGCTTCGGTGGCGAGATTCATACTTATGATACGGCGGAAGGCCAGAAGGTCTATATGCCGGGGCCCTCGCATGAGGAATACATGGGCGAAGAAGAAACCATCGGTGAAAAAGAAACGGATGAAGGCCGAATCGCCTCTGCTGTCCGCGCAATCATGGAAGTCGTTATGGGCAAGCGAGACGAGGAAGCCGATTACTCGGCATCGGCAGATATTGCCAAGGTCAATGACGAGAAGCGCCTTGTGTCGGGTTGGGCTTCCGTGATTGAAGAAAACGGCGAGCCCGTCGTTGATTTGCAAGGCGATGTCATCTCGGAAGAGGAAATGGAAAAGGCTGCTCATAAGTTTGTTTCGGATTATCGAGCCTCCAAAGCGATGCACAAAGGAGACTCAATTGGGCAAGTTGTTGATTCTATTGCCTTGACTCGGGAACAACAGAACGCTCTTGGTGTCGATTTAGGTAAGGTGGGTTGGTACATCACTGTTAAAGTTGATGACGACGAGGCTTGGAAAAAAGTTAAGTCCGGCGAATTTACGGGATTCTCCATTGGCGGAAAAGCAAAGCGAAACAAGGTATAAACTTTCGGATATGCAGGTTGAGGAAATCAGCCTCGTAGACAAGCCTGCCTCGCCGGAAGCCAAGACGACCTTTTGGAAGCGTGATTTCTCCGCTGAACAGCGTGAGGATCTTGCTGAGGAGGGTAAGGCACTACCAGACGGCAGCTACCCTATTGTTACTGTTGACGATCTGCGAAACGCCATTCAGGCGTTTGGACGGGCCGACAACAAGTCTGAGGTTGCAGACCACATCGCTCGGCGGGCCCGAGCGTTGGATGCAGAGGACGAGCTTCCCGAAAATGGGAAACTTGCTGAAATGATCGGGAAATCCACCAACGAGGAGATGAGCATGGAACCCGAGGAACTGGAAAAGCGACTTGAGTCGCTGGAAGCTGTAGCCAAAGCCGGGCCCGCCGAGGCGCGGTACATGGCTGAAAAGGACCTTGATCTTGATGCCAAGGTCGAGTTCATGGGTAAGTCCGACGAGGATCGTATGGCCGTTCTCAAGTCCGAGGGCTATGTGGATCAGGAAGATGTTGAAAAATCTGATCTGCCCGAGGATGTGAAAAAGCGCTTCGAGGATCTGGAGAAGCGTGCCGAGGAGGCCGAAAAGATTGCCAAAGCCGAGCGTGAGGCTCGTGAGTTTGACAATCTGAAGAAGCGGGCTGAGTCGGATTATCCGCATCTGCCGAAGGACGCCGAAACCAAGGCCAAGGTGCTCAAGGCGATTGAAAGCGCCGATGAGGACGTTGCCAAGGCGGCCAAGGAAATCCTTGACGGGGCCAACGAGGTTTATGGCTCGGTGTACAAGGAGCGCGGCGTTACCGGCGGCGATGAAGAGGGCTCTGCCCTGGATAAGCTGAATAAGAAGGCGAGCGAGTATGCCAGCGAGCATAACGTGGACTTCGCCAAGGCTTATGCTCAGGTCATTCAGACGCCCGAGGGTGAGGAGCTTTACACCAAGTCTCTTGAGGAGGCGCACTAATGGCTTTTAAGGAAAATCAGAGTTGCATCTCCCTTGAGGCGTCCGGCGACCTGTCCAGCAATCAGTTCTACTTTGTTGACGTGGATACCAGCGGTCAGGCTGCCGTTGCTGGCGACGGTGCGGACGCTGTAGGGGTTCTGCAAAACGACCCGGATACGCAGGGGCACGCTGCCACTGTGGCTATTGAGGGTGTCAGCCGTGTTTCTTGTGGCGGTTCCGTTACTGCGGGTGATGACATTTCCAGCGACACCAACGGCCAGGGCGTGACTTCCGCTTCTGGTGACGTGGTGCTCGGCAAGGCGCTGGAAGATGCCAGCGGCGCGGATTCGGTCATCGCTGTCCTGCTGCGGGCCAATTAAAGGAGTTTTGACTAATGCCTCTTCCTACTTCTAGTCAGGTTCATGTTAATCAGCCGCTTACGAACCTGAGTATCGCTTATCTTCAGGATGCTCAGAATTTCGTGGCGAATCGCGTGTTCCCGACCGTTCCCGTCGCCAAGCAGTCCGACCGCTATTATACCTATGATCGCGGTGACTTCAACCGCGACGAGGCGGAAAAGCGTGCTCCGGGCACCGAGAGCGCCGGTAACGGCTTCAACCTGGATAACACGCCGACTTACTTCTGTGATGTGTGGGCTTTCCACCGCGATCTGCCGGATCAGGTGGTCGCCAACTCGGATTCGGTGCTCATGCCTCAGCGTGAGGCTACCGAGTATCTTATGCATAAGATGCTCATTCGTCAAGAGCGCGAGTTCGTTGGCACCTACATGACGGGTGGTGTGTGGTCCTACGATTACGACGGTGTGGCCTCCAGCCCCGGTGCTAACGAGGTGATTCAGTGGGACGACTACACCAACTCTGACCCGATTGGCGACGTGCAGGATGGTCGTCGTGCGGTCATGCTGGCTACCGGCTTTGTGCCGAACGTGCTGGTGCTGGGTCGTCCGGTGTACGATGCCCTGATTAACCATCCCGATATGATCGACCGCGTGAAGTATGGTCAGACTCCCGGCAGCCCCGCTCGGGTGAACCAGGACGCGCTGGCCGCTATTTTCGAGGTTGATCGTGTCCTCGTGATGGACGGTATTTACAATACCGCCGATCAGGGTCAGTCCGAGAGCAATAGCTTCATCGGCGGCAAAACCGCTCTGCTGGCTTACTCGGCTCCGAGCCCCGGCATTATGACTCCGAGCGCCGGTTACGTCTTCCGTTGGAACGGCTTCATGGGCGGTGCCGGTGGTGACATGGGCGTTGCCATGAAGACCTTCCGCATGGAGGAACTGGAGTCGGATCGTGTGGAAGCGCAGATGAGCCTGGACATGAAGCTGGTGTCTGGCGACCTTGGCGCTTTCTGGGACTCTATCGTTTCCTAATGGGAGGTAGCGATGCCCCGCCGCGAGCCACAGCAGGAGTTTAACCCGAAGGCGGATTTCGTTGTCCGCAAGCCTTTCAAGGCTGGGGGACGACTCCTGCAACGCGGCGAACGCTTTAATCCGAATCGGGACGCGCTCTCGATGCGGCGCGTTCGCCAGTTGTTCGATTTGCGTTACATCGCGCAGTACGCGACTGAGGAGTCGCAGCCAAGCCCGAAGCCTGAGCCGGAGCCCGCCATTGAGCAAGAAGAACCTGAATCTAGTCTCGATGATCTGACCAAGGCGGAACTGGTTGAACGAGCCAAGGCTGAGGGTATTTCTTACGCGGCGCAGAAGAACAAGTCCGAGTTGGTTGAACTGCTCAGCCAATAGGGCATTTCTTTGAACCGTGATATAATGAAGGCCGCTCGGTATTCGAGTGGCCTTTCTTTTGTAGGTATGAAAAATGGCATGGACTTATAGCGGAGATCCAGGCAGTTCTAACCGGGATGCTGTTCGCTTCCTGATTCAAGATACGGACACCAACGACCAACTGCTTCAGGATGCTGAAATTGACTGGCTGCTTTCGGAAACCTCAACAGTTTATGGCGCTGCTACGGAAGCGGCTAAGGCAATTGCGACGTATTTTGCTCGTTTGGCTGATACTGATATTGAATCAGTTAGTGTAAAATACAGTCAGAAGCATAAGCAGTACCTCAAGATTGCCAATCGCTTGCAGATCAAGGCGGATGCCAGTGGCAGCGGCATCGCCAAGCCAGATGTGAATGGCGTTTCTGTCAGTGAGATGGAATCGGTCTGGGAAGATGATGATCGTCCGAACGATCGTTTCTATCGTGGCCAGTTTGATAACCCGCCGAACTTCCACGGAGAGGATGATAGTGAGTGGCACTAAGTGGGAGTGTGTCTACATCGTAGGTGGTGGCACATCTCTGCGCGGCTTTGACTTTGATCGCGTGCGGGACAAGGGCCTTTTGCTTGGTGTCAATGACGGTGCGTATTACGCCGATGCGCCAGTCCTGTTTTCCCTGGATGCCAGTTATGCGCGAAAGCGGTGGCACTACATCAAGTCTCACCCCGAACCATATTTGGCGCTCCCTGAAGCGCATGAGGCACGGCACTTTGAAGGTGCTGAGGGGGTCCAATTCTATGAGCGACGGCGTGGTGAAGGGCTGTCCGAGGATGGGCGGTATATCTTTGGCGTAAACAGCGGTTTCGGGGCCCTGAACCTTGCCTATCATAAAGGAGCCAAGTTCATTGTGCTTCTTGGTTTTGACATGAAAACGGATGATAATGGCGATATTCACTTTCACCAGGGCTACCCTTGGGAGGCGGACGCCAAGCGTACGGCTCGGTATTATGAGAAGTGGGCACGTCCTTTTGAAACAGTGGCCAAGCAACTAGATCGAGCAGGTGTTGAAGTGTGGAACGCGAGCCCGATTAGCCGGATCGAGGCATTTCCGAAGTGCCGATTGGAAGACCTATGAAACATATTAACGGTTGGTGGTGGCCTGACAACGACCAGAAAAGCCATCAGGCTCGTGTCGGTGAGATGCTGGAAGACCTGGAGCACACGCTGACATTTGTAGAGGACCATGGCATTTGCCTTCAGGCGGGTGGTGCGATTGGTATTTGGCCGCAGTTCTTGGCCGAGCGTTTTGACGACGTATACACGTTTGAACCTGACCCAGAGCAATTTGAGTGCTTGGAAGCGAACGTGACTGCTGAAAATGTGCATAAATACAATGCCGCCGTGGGGGAGACGCCGGGCTCTGTCGGCACGGTGCATAACGAGGAGCGGTGTAACGCCAGCTACGTTGACGATCGAGGTGACCGTGTTTATCGAGTTCTTTTGGATAGTGTGTCGATCAAGGGCCGGATCAACTTTATGTGCCTCGATCTTGAGGGCTATGAACTTTTTGCATTACGTGGTGCTGAAGATATTCTGGCGCGAGACAAACCTGTTGTGCAGGTGGAGGACAAGCACGGAGACCGCTTCGGCATCGAAGAAGGTGATATTGATGCTTTCATGCAGTTCTTTGGCTATGAACGAATGAAAATTCATAAATTCGATAAGGTGTTTGTCTAATGGACCCGATTCTGGTTGCTGCGCCGCCGCGATGCGGCACGTCGATGATTGCTGGCCTTCTTGTGCAACACGGTGTACAGGTTGGTTATCATAAAGGGCCACACAAGGATAATCCCAAGGGCGGTTTTGAAAACGAGCATATCAAGCGATTCATTAAGGATGAATTAGCTAAAAACGGCTACGAACTCAACCCGATTCGGCACATTAATCAGAACGAGACGATCTATTGGTTTGAGGACAATCCGGTTTTCAAGGATGTTATTGAGCAGGCAATCAAAGACCCGGATAGTCCCTGGCTGTTCAAAGAGTTTCGTATCTTGATGACGTGGTTGCAGTGGCAGCGCCACTTTCCGAACGCTGTCTATGTTCTCAACCGGCGCAACCTTGATGACAACTTGAAGTCCATGCTTGTGCATCCGGCCATCAGTAAGCGCGGTCCATGGGGTGATCTTCGTGATTGGATCAAATGGGCGCATAAGAGGCAGGAAGAAATCGCTGCCGAATGCCCGCATGTTTGGGTGGACGTAGACAAGATTTGGCAGGGTGAAATGGACGAGGCACGGAAGGTTGTTGAAGGCTGCGGCATTCAGTTTGATGAGCAGGTTGCGAAGGACTGGATTGATCCGACCCTCTGGCACAATCGAGACGGCGCATGATTTCGTTTGTCTTTTTGTGGTTGCGTAAGAAGTCGTTTGAAGACCCTTATTACATCGACCATATCGTGTCGAGCATCGAGGAGCATACCACGCACGCGTGCGATTTCGTGTGCATTACCGATCAGGTAAGGTCGCCAACGGAATGGAACAACGGTGTTCGTGCATTCCCGCTCAGGAAGAAGTTCAGCAAGCACCAACACTGCAAGCTGGAGGCGTTTCGCCCCGATCTGGAACTGTGTGAGCGAGCAGTGTTGACGGACCTGGATAACTTTGTCATTGACGATTTGGATGAATTGCTGGCTTACGAGGGCACGTTCGGGGCCCGACGAACGTTTTTGCCGGAGAAACGCCCGCAGCCGCAACTTTCTTGGGCGCAGTTTCATACGCCGAGCTGCTACCCTATTTGGGAGCGAGCCAAGGACATGACGGACGAGCAGGTCAATGATTTTGCGCCAACGGGTCAAGGACGAGGTGATCAACTGTTTGTTTATAAAGTTCTAGGTGAGTATGACCGACTGGATGATCTGTATCCCGGTGCTTTGGAGTCTTGGAAATTCGGTTGGGATGATCGAGCCAAGGTGCTTTTTGCTCATGGCAAACCAAAGCCTCATCAACTTGAGTGGACGCCTTGGTGGCCTTGGGAAAAACTCAGTGAAGACGTTAAGAGGAAGCGGACAAAATGATTATTGTAACCGGAGCCGCACGCAGCGGCACGACGTTGACCACTTCGATTATCGAGGCTTGTGGCGGCGACATTGGCGACAAGTGTACGAATCTGAAAGAGCATATGGGCGTTAAGGAGATCATCAAGGACTCTTTGCGCTACAACGGCTGCGATCCGATGGGCCAGTATCCGTTGCCGGAAGGCCATATTCAGGTGGACAGTTTGCGCGAGCGCGCCCTGAAGGAATTGAATGGCGCGGATACAGTCAAAGATGCAAAGATTACTTTGATGTGGAAGGCATTTCACGAAGCCTTTCCCGAGGCCAAGTGGGTGATTGTGCGTCGCAATAAGGACAAGATTGTTGAGTCCTGCAAGCGCACTCGTTTTATGAAAAAGCACCCGAACTGGGAAGTGTGGGCCGAAGAGCATGAGCGCCGATTCAAAGAAATGAAGCGCAAGGTGCAGTACATGGAAGTGTGGCCTGATGAGTTTGTACGGAAAGGCGACGCCTCGCAAATGGTGGATATGATAGACTGGCTTGGTCTTGAATGGAACGGCGCTGCCGTCAAGCGGATCGTGGACCCTGAGCAATGGCACTAGATCGAGACATCTTCCGCCTGATTGATGAGTACGGTCAACAATTGACGCTTCGGCGGCAAACGCAGTCCTATGATCCGACGACGGGTGACACGACGACCACGACGAATGATTATGACATTCAGGGAAAATTTTCTAACTATCGCGAAAACCTGATTGACGGGTCCACGGTCTTGGTCGGGGATAGGCAGTTGCATATTTCGCCCATTGATCCGGTGAGCCCGAACGGCAACATCGCGGTGACCCCGAAGCAGGGTGACGAGATCATTGGCAGCCGAGACAAGGTTCAGATTGTGTCGGTGCAGTACATCGAACAAAGCGGCTCCCCCATCGGTTACATTGCGCAGGTGAGAAGTGGCTAGCGCGTTCGAGAAACAAATCAAGGCTTGGGCCGAAGATACACGGGTGGATTTGCGAAAAGGCGCACGACAGGCGACGTATGGCTTGTTTGAGGCATTGTCGGATAATACTCCGGTTCGGACTGGCTTTCTTCGTGGGTCGTGGCAGGTGAACTTGAATAATGCCACGCCCGAGGAAGGCGACTATGACCCGTCTGGTACAATGAGTAAAAGTGCGGCGCTGTCTAGTCTACAGCAGTATAGCCTTGGTGATACAATTTATATCATGAACAGCGCCCACTATGCGCGGTTTGTTGAATATGGTAGTGCTAAGTTCAATGTGCCATTCACAGGAAGGCTCTTTGCTACTACGGTTCTTCAGAATGCCCGCAGCATTGGTGAAGCAGCGATTCGAGGGCTTTGATGTATAATGACATTCGCGTAGCACTTGAGAGTCACCTTTACTCGCTGACGGGTATCCCGGACGTGGACTGGGAAAATGTGGGCTTTGAGCCAACATCCACGGAAGAGTGGCTACAAGTCCGGCTTGCGCCTGCTCAAACGCGGCCCGCTGTGGCCGGGCCAAACCCGCAAGAAAGGTTCAGTGGCACGTTTCTTGTCAATGTCTTTTGGCCGAGTTACGACGGACCACAACAACCAGAGGCATTAGCAACTGATATCAAGGAACATTTTTCTCCTGGTACAGTCCTAACCCATAACAGCAAGCGGGTCCACATCTGGTACAGTGAGACACAACAGGCAATTCAAGACCCGCCTTATTATCAAATCCCGGTCATCATAAGCTGGTACGCGTACATTTAAGAGGTTAGTCACATGGCATTTGCGCAAGGATCGCGGTCTCGCTTAGCCTACATCGTAGAAAACACCTTCGGGGACACGCCCTCGAACCCAACGCTGATTGAGCTTCCCTACAATTCGCACTCGCTCAATCTTTCCAAGGAAGTTGTCGAATCGGATGAGATTCGTTCAGATCGTCTGACTGCGGTTCAGCGTCATGGTCAGCGGCAGGTCGGCGGCGATATTTCCGTTGACTTTCGAGCTGATGATTTCGACGATCTCATCGAGAGCGCCATGTTCTCGACTTTTGACACGTCGGGCCAAATTGATGTAGGCACGACGCCCAAGTATGTTAGTATTGAAGACGGGGCGCTGGACATCAGTCAGTACCGTGTTTTCACGGGCTGCGCGGTTGATTCTTGGTCCATGAGCGTTGCGCCGAACCAGATGGTACAGTCTACCTTTACTGTGGTCGGGAAGGACCAAGACCCGATTTCCGGTACTTCTCTGGCTGCTTCTCCGACTTCGGCGTCTTCAAATGCGCCATTTGACTCGTTCTCGGGCACTATTGATGAGGGCGGGAGCAGCATTGCCATCGTGACTTCGATTGACTTTACGCTCAATAACTCGCTTGCTCCGACCTTTGTTATTGGTCAGCAGGATACGCCTCAGCTTGAGTACGGGCGTGGTGAAGTGACGGGTACGCTGGAGGTGTATTTTGAAAACGCGGATATTCTCAACAAGTTCTTGGATGAGACGGAGACTTCGCTTGAGTTTACGCTTGATGATGGTGTGAGCGGCAACCTTTACACCTTCACCATGCCTCGTGTTAAACTAAACAGTGGTTCGGTTCCGGTGGAGAATGAGCAGTCGCGCATGATTAGCATGGACTTTGTAGCCTTGCGTGATTCGTCCACGGGAACGAACCTCCGAGTTGCCAAGAGCTAATACATAAATAACAAGGAGATGGTATGAGCCTAGAGGAACTGTCGTTTTCCGATGTGTCGGGCGCAGTCATGGAGATTGAGCACCCGGCCACTGGTGAAGTTATCCGCGACACGGAGGGTAATCCTGCTTGGATTCGGCTTCTGTCCACGGAGTCGGACAAGGGTGTTAAGATTAACAACAAGATTATGAACCAGAATCTTGAGTCGATGCAAAAGAAGAAGGGCCTGTCTGCTGAAAAGACGATTGAGCAGACTGCCGAGCTTCTTGCTGAACTCACTGAGGACTGGTATCTTGTTAGCCCCAAGTCTGGTGAGCCTATTGATGACGAGTGCAACAAGCAAAATGCTCGAAAGGCTTACCGTGATAACAAATGGCTCCGAGATCAGGCAGAGGATTTTGCTGCTGACTTGGGAAATTTTACCGAGGGTTAATCAGTCAACTCGAAGAATATGCGTACCATGAGTTCTGGCTGAACCAGCCGGTATCCAAGAAAAACGACACGACAATTCGGGAAAGTTATGAGCAGGTCGCATCTCAAACCGGGGTGCGGCCTCCCGAATTGGACCCGCCCACTCTGCCCCAAGAAGCCCTGTTTCTTTGGGGCTTTTTCATTGAACTGCATAATACGCGAGGTGGCGGGATGGGACCAGCGCCCATCACATTTAGTGAAATCGAAGCGTGGCAACGGTTGACGCGGCGACAACTGCCTGCGTGGCAGATTGAAGCCATTAAGCGAATGGATGCCGCTTTTTTGCGTGTTGAATCGGAGAGGCAAAAGCGGGACAAAGACTGATAAGCCCCGGAAACCGGGGCTTTTTTGCATTGTCTGATTCATTACACCCGCCGAATTTTGAGGTTGCAACCTTGGCTACCTTGGCCGAACTGCAAATTAATGTTAATACAGATGCTCTGGATCGAGCCGACCGCAAAATGCGCCGGATGGCTCGTACGTCTAGTCGTGCGGCTAGTTCAACGAGCAATTTTGGTGCGGTGTCGACAAAGGTGTCTCGCGAGTCGGCTAAGTTGGCTGACGCACAGGCTAGTGTGTCTAAGGCTGCCAAGTCCACCGCAGCCAGCACTAATCAGGCGTCATCGGCGTTTGGCCGATTTAAACGATCCCTACCCATTCGCTTCATTACTTCCATTACGGATGCCATGAAGAAGATGAGTATTCGTGCGCGTCTGCTTATTGGTTCAATTGGCGCGTTGATTGGCATTGTTGGTGCGTTGCGTCAAGAAATGGTGGCGTTGGCCGCTGTTGCAGGGTCAGTGCTTGTTGATGTTCAGCTTGAACCTGTGCAAAGGCGTTTACAGCAAATCACGGACAGCACCCAAGAATTTCGCAAGCAGATGGGTCTCCTACGTGATATTGCTAATGAAACAGGCGTACGACTGACCGCTATTGGACCAGCGGCGGCGGATATTACGACTGCCGTTCAGGCGGCAGGCGGCTCGATGGCCAAGGCGCGGGCTATTGCTGACGGGTTTACGCAGGGTCTTCGTAACCTTGGTCTCGGTACAGAAGATATTGTCGGCAAGTTGGAAGAGGTTGCCGAACTCGCCAAGCAAGACACAGTGACATTAGGTGACCTGCGTGGTCTTGTCGAGAATACGGTAAATCCGACACAGACGCTTGCTGATGCGTTGGGTATGACCAGTGAGAAGCTGCGTCGCATGGATGATAGCGCGGTTGCTACGGGTCAGGCGCTTGCGGCTGTTGGCCAGCAAATGCAAGAGCAGACGGAGTCCGCTGAACGGCTTTCGGGCGCTTTTGCGCGGTTCCTTAACACGTTGACCACGCAGCTTGAAGACGTGCTCAACAGGAACAATGTGGTCATTGATGCCATTATCAGGCAGTTTAACAATCTGACGAACTATCTCGAAAGCCAGGAATTCGAGAATGTGCTTGGCAACCTTCAAAAGGGGCTTACACAGTTCATTAGCGTAACGTTGCCTAACGCGATTCAGAGCATTAAAGCCCACTGGAACGAGATCGTTAAGACCGTGGAAGTCGCTGTGGGCATGATGGTCGGCTTCATGATTGGTGGCGGTCCTGGAGCCCTTGTTGGCGGCATGTTAGCGGCGGTTGATGCCATCGGCCCGATTGTCGATCAAATCGGCTCGTTGATGAAGGGCCTTATTCAAAACTTTGAAGCCGTGGGGCGGACGCTCGAAGCAGTGGCCGGAATTCTTATCTCTGTGTTCGTGGGGCGTGGACTTAGCAGTATGCTCCCTGCCCTTGCTCGTGCGGGTGCTGCCACAGCCACTTTCGCTTCAACCGTTGGGCGAACGGGCGCGGCAATTACTGGCTTTACGGCGCTGTTTGGGCCTCTAACTGCTGCGACCCATAGTTATGGCATTGCTGCCCAGCAGGCGGGTGTACGCCTCACCGGCTTTGGCGGCGCGGTTGGTCGCGCTCGTAAGGTAATTCAGCCTTTCATGAGAGCAATTGGCGGGGTGCCGGGCCTGATCATGTCCGCTGTTGGGGTTATTGGCTCGTTGGTTGTCGGTTTCGGTAATTATGAGTCCGCCGCAACGAGAGCACAAGATGCGACTCGCGACTTTGCAATGCGGATCGCGGACCTGAATGACACGATGCGTGAGACCACGCAAGCCGGGGCTCAAGCGGCTTTAATGAATCTGCGCCTTTCAATGCAAGAGACGCAGGACAAGATTCGCGGCACTAAAGAAGAGCTTCGCGACCTTATTAGCGAGCAACGAAGCCAAGAGCTAAGTAGTAATCCTTTCGAGGCACTGTCTGCCGGCATTGAAAATATTACTGGAGGCGGCGACATAGCCAAGATTGCTGAGCTTCGATCCGAGATTGAGCGACTGGAAGAAGCGCAAGAGGTATCCGGCAGCAAAGCAGCAGAACTTGAAAAGCTGCTTGTTCGCTTCGAAGAACAGGCTAAAAAGAGTGATGGAACGCTAGAGGAGTTCAATACTAACCTCATTGAGCAGGGGCAAAATGTTACTAAGGTATGGGAAGGGGTTGAAAATCAGTTCCGTAAACTGAGCGAACAAAAGATCATTGATGTGAGCCAATTCGAGGATGCTAATAAACGCCTCGATGCGATCCTTGAAAACATGGCTCGAATTGATAAGATGCAGGAGAGAGGACTATTAACCTCCCGTGAAGCACGGCAATTTCGCCAAAAGCAGTTAGGCCAAGCTCCAGACACAGGTGGTGACGACACTAGTAACGATAGTTCTAAACTAGGAAAGATCGCTAACGTTGCGGGCGCGGCAAGCCAAGAACTGGGGCAGCTTTTTCAGGTTATTAAAGGAATAGCTTCAGGGAACTGGGCTCAGGCTGTTGCAGCAGCTATTCAGGTAATGGCCGAAAGCAGTAAGGCATTCCGCAACGTCCTTGATACCCTGAACAAGTATGTTGGACGAATCATCAAGGTCTTTGGTGATTTGGTGGCGGATATATTGGGACCAACTCTCCGGGCGGTGGAACCACTTGTTGATGCGTTTGCAGAGCTTGGTCGAGTGCTTCGTCCATTTGCTCAACTAGTAGGTCAATTACTCGCGGGCTTCGGTCTTTTTCGAAAGGTATTTGAAGCTGTAGGGAAGGTCATTCAGTGGGTTGTTGACATCCTCGAAGGAATCCTATCTATTTTTGGGATGGACTTGTCTGATAGCAGCCAGAGGATGGCTGATACGGCGGAACGTCAAAAAGAGCTTGCTTCAGAGTGGAACAGTGTTCTTGACCAGAGTCAGGACTTGATTGATCGTTTGCGCTTTGGCACATCTTCTCCGGCTTCGGCTCGGGTTCGGGGGCAGAAAGTTCAAGCCGAGATTTCTCGTCAACGTCAAATCTTCGAATCTGCCAGCGGCGAGGAACGGGTCGCAGCCGCCGAACGTCTTAACGAACTTATCGGACGCCGCCTGGATATTGCCGAAAAAACGCAACAGCGGCCCGGAGGCCAATTCGCAGAAACGCGAAACGATCTTCTTTCTTTACTGCAAGAGGTTCGCGGCGTTGCTCAGCCCCGTGCTCAAGAAACACCCGAAGGCGCACCCGGAGGCGCGGGCGGTATTTCAGGGCCAGATATTAGTGGTTTCCTAGGTAATGTTTGGGACGGCATCGTAGGCGCTGCCGAAAGTGCGTGGAATACTATTACTAGCGTTGCCAAAAGCGCGTGGAATACTATTACTAGTTTTGCTACTAGCGTGTGGGACGGCATCGTAGGCGCTGCCCAAAGCGCTTGGGATTCGATTAAAAATATGGCGATGGGGGTTTTTGATGGTCTGGCTAATGTCGTTAGTCAACTTGGCGGTGGTGCCGTTGACCTTGTTAAACAGGGAGGGGAGTGGCTTGTAAAGACAGGAGGTAAGGTACTAGATGCAGCAGGAGATGCTGTTGATTCCGTCAAGGACACCGTTAGCGATATTGCTAGCTCTATTGGTGATGCTTTAGGTCTCGCTAAGGGAGGTGTAATTAGCAACGGTATCGTTCAACAATATGCTGATGGTGGTCTTGTTAATCAGCCTACTGTGTTCCCGATGGCAAACGGTATGGGCCTCATGGGCGAAGCAGGGCCCGAAGCGATCATGCCACTAACCCGTACCAGCGGCGGTGATCTTGGTGTTAAGATGGAAGGCAGCGGTAGTACGATTAACGCGCCCATCGAAATCAACATCAATGGCGACGGCATGGACTCGGACCAGATAGCCGAGGAAGTTGATCGTCGCCTGCAAGAATCCATGTCGCAGATTGCTAAGGACTTGAAACTGGCATGAGCGTAGTCATTGGTCGAACCTATAGATCCTTTTTTGAAACCACACTCGATGGCGAGTCGTTTTTCCTCGCCAGCGATGATACGCTGTATTCCAATACGTGGTATCGTGGAATTATTGAGCGATTTCCTACGCCTCGTGATGCGTTTTCAAGCGAGTTCGGCATCACGCGCACGGACAATGTATCTATTGACATTGCTCGGGACCAAAGGCTAGAGGAGCTAACTACCGAGTCCGGTGAGGTGCTTCTTACCGAGTCTGGTGACGAACTCTTGGCGGTCACCTTTGCTATTGACAGTCTTGCAACCCGAGACAATATCGGTAATACAGGCACCGTGCGTGTTGTGGCAGAGACCTCTTATTCGGACGGATCTACGTCCACGGACGAGTGGGCGCGGACCATGACTGTGACGGGCTATAGTAAGGGCTCAAACACGATCACCATAAGTTTGGCGGATATTGAAGACGAGT